GGTCAATATCTACGTACCGATAGGTATCATCGGGTCTACTCTCAATCGTTGGTATAGAATTTTCTTGTAGATAAGAAATATTATTATTATATTCGGAACCATAAGTAAATAAGGTGGATCTTCCCATGTATCCTTGATAAGTAGAATAAAGAGACATCTGTCCAAAATTTGCATAAACCGTGATACGAAGAATACCCCAATAAAAGTTATACATTTGATTATCTGGACCTAAACCAGATTTAAAAGTGGATGTCAAACTTTCTAATTTAACAATATTACTCTTTCCTTTATTTAATAAAGTAATGGCATAGTCTTGTGGTATGTTATAAATTGTATAGACTCCTTTATAGAGCCCGTATTGTCTGTTTTCATTATAGACAAAATCATCGTTAAATCCAATATAAGTATTTAACCCATCGTTAAAAATATTCAAATCAGACTGAGAGTCTATACCTTTTATGAATAAATTGTTTTCTTTATTGAAATAGGAAGGCTTTTTGGAACCGGATGAATTTCCAGAGCTTTTGAAGTTTATAAAACTTATCCCACCCATAAAGCCAAAATTTTCGCAGTAGAAACTTAAAGGGAAATCAAATGGCTGATAAACCGTTAATGTAACCTCTCCCCAATAAAAGTTTTGAGAGATGTCTTCTGTAACTCCGGGCGCATATTGTACGCCTTTCACTCGTTTTGTTGTTTTATTGGGGCCTGCAAAACTAATTATTTTTTCATATCCGTCATTTATTAAAAGGGCTGCATTATACGTTTTTGGTACAATTATATAGTATGTACCGTATGTAATGTTATATCTGTATTTATTTTTACTAAAATAAACTGTATTGTCTGTTAAAGGAGCCATTAAGTATTTGGGACCATTAAATTCATACACGGTTAATGACGTGTATTGTTCAATGTCCTTGTAAATATATTTTTCAATGATAGTAATGGGTAAATTACCTACATTTATATAAATATAGTTTATACTGTACCCCCATATGGTATAAGCCTCTTCAAGGATAACTCCTGTATTACCAGATATATCTCTTACTGAATCATTGTAAGCAAATAAATAGGGCGTTGAAATGTTCCTTTCTATGTTAATAGAAAATGTTGCTCCTTCTGTACCAGGTGTACCTATATAGGTACCAATTCCGACACCATTCTTTAACTTAGATAACCCGAATTTTGTTCCGTAATTTGTAGGATCCGATAAATCAAACGTATACGAATACCCTGGTTCAAAAGTAAAGGTATCATTTATGTTTTTTATTATAAAGTATGACATGTTTGACAAGACACGAGCCATTACATAAAATGTGTATTCATAGGGAGTAAATGTCTCAACCACAACCTCCGTCGTAGTTGTTACAATCTCAAACACATAATTATATTCAAATTCAGTAAGTCCGTTTAAAATAGTCGTTAACATGTCATTTAACTTACCCCTTACATCATTGGTAATATTTTGCAAATCGTCAAAATATTTTTTGTACAATTTATATTTGTATAAAAAAAGTAGCCCTTTGTTTTCTTGATAATCTAATCTTAAAATTGTGCTATAAATACTTTGTAATCTACTATTTTTGTATACAAATTTTGCATTCTTATTTTGTTTAAGTGCTTGCGCCTGAATCATTTTCGTAGATAGATTGTTTGTAGGAAATGAATAAATGCTCTTTTCACATATTTTATTGCAACTCATTAATTATAAAATTGAATTATAATTAATTTATTATATTTCAGTATAAAATGTCAACCATGTCTCTTGAATTGCAGTACCAGAAAAAAACCGACAAGGAGCACATCCTGGACACGCCAGACACCTACATTGGTTCTATAGAGAATATTAATGGTCCTATGTATATCATGAAAGAGGATAAGATTGTTCTAGAAGATATTGACTATAATCCTGCTCTGTTTAAGTTATTTGATGAAGGAATTGTGAATTGTCGTGATCACGTCATTCGTACGAATCAGAAGAAGTTGAAGGACCCGACAACTGAAGTGGTTACAAGTATCCAAGTCTCTATTGAAAATAATACAATTACTCTTATTAATAATGGAGATGGGATTGATGTTGAAAAGCATCCGACCTATGATTTATGGATCCCTGAAATGATTTTTGGACACTTACGAACCTCTACGAATTATAATAAGGAAGAACAAAAAACAACGGGAGGTAAAAATGGATTTGGGTTTAAGTTAGTTCTAATCTGGTCTACTTGGGGAAAGATTGAAACGGTGGATGCAAAGCGTGCTCTTAAATATGTTCAGACCTTTGAAAACAATATGGATATTTTAAACAAGCCTACGATTACTTCGTGTAGTAAAAAGCCCTATACGTTGGTTAGTTTTACTCCTGATTACAAGCGCCTTGGAATGAAGGAACTTACACAGTCCATGATTTCCTTGTTTCAGCGACGCGTCTACGACATTGCAGGTGTAACCAGTAAGGAAGTAAAAGTAAAGTACAATGATGTGTTGGTACCGGTAAAGGACTTCACTCATTACGTGTCTCTCTACACGGACGCCGAAAAGGTTTCTGAGACACAAGACGGTTGGTCTTATTCGGTTTGTCTGAGCGACGAGTTTAAACATGTTTCATTTGTAAATGGAATCTTTACAAACAAGGGCGGTAAACATGTAGAATATATTACTCAGCAAATTATCAAAAAGATGATTGCTCTTATTTTGAAGAAGCGTAAGTTAGATATAAAACCTGCGATCATCAAGGAACAACTTTCTATCTTTCTGAATTGCACGATAGAGAATCCTTCCTTTGATAGTCAGACCAAGGATTATTTAACAACGCCCTCTTCTAAGTTTGGGTCTACATGCACGGTAAGCGACAAGTTTGTTGAGAAACTCGCGAACATGGGTATTTTGTCTGCGTCGTGTGATATGAGCGAACTAAAGGAAAAGAAAAATTCCAAGAAGACGGACGGTAATAAGAGCAAGACGCTGCGAGGGATTCCAAAGTTGGTGGATGCGAATCATGCTGGGACAAAGAACTCTACGAAGTGTGTTCTTATTTTGTGTGAAGGAGATTCAGCAAAAGCCGGTATTATTTCGGGTCTTTCTCCGGAAGATAGAAATATAATTGGTGTGTATCCGATGAAGGGTAAGTTGTTAAATGTGAGGGGAGAGGCTCTTAAGAAAATCAACGAAAACAAAGAGATCAATGAGATCAAAAAGATTATGGGTTTGGAAACAGGTAAGGAGTACGAAAATGTGAATGACCTGAGATACGGTAAGATTATGTTTATGACGGATCAAGATTTGGATGGTAGTCATATCAAGGGTCTATGTATTAATGTATTTGAATGTTTATGGCCTTCTCTTTTGAAGATTGACGGGTTTATTGGGTTTATGAATACGCCGATTTTGAAAGCGTCCAAAGGAGCAAAAAGCGTTTCCTTTTATAACGAATCCGACTATGATTCATGGAAGCAGGAAAACCCTGGTTGGAAAATCAAGTATTACAAGGGTTTGGGTACAAGCACGGGGGCAGAGTTCAAAGAGTATTTTAAAGATAAGAAGGTGGTAGACTTTTATGTAAAGGAAAAGGACGAAGAATGTATTGATATGTTGTTTAATAAAAAGAAGGCAGACTCGCGTAAGGAGTGGCTGACATCTTATGACCGCGACCTGCGGGTAGACAACCGAGACAAGACCCTCTCTATTGGAGACTTTGTAAATAAAGAGATGATTCATTTCTCTAAGTATGACTGCGACCGTTCTATTCCAAATTTGATGGATGGCCTGAAGGTATCTCAGAGAAAAATTCTTTACAGCGCGTTTAAAAAGAATCTGACCACTGAAATCAAGGTTGCCCAGTTCAGTGGCTATGTCTCCGAAAATTCCGGGTACCATCATGGCGAGGCAAGTCTGAATGGCGCGATTGTAAATATGGCGCAGGACTTTGTGGGATCAAACAACATCAATCTATTTTCACCTAACGGTCAGTTTGGAACCCGTCTTCAGGGCGGTAAAGACAGTGCGTCAGAGAGGTATATCTTTACAAAGTTAGAAAAGATTACTCGTTATATCTTTAATAAAAGCGATGACCATATTTTAAGTTATTTAAATGATGACGGACAGCCAGTTGAACCCATCTTTTACGTTCCGATTATTCCTATGATTTTGGTGAATGGTTCAAAGGGAATCGGTACGGGGTTTAGTACAGAGATTCAGTGTTTCAATCCAAAGGACCTGGTACATTATATTTTGGACACTCTTGCGCAAAGACCTGCCAATAAAGATTTTGTTCCTTACTACAGAGGGTTTCGCGGAACGATTGAGAAAGAGACGGATACACGGTTTATCACAAAGGGCGTTTATTGTATTAAAAAAAATATAGTAGAGATTACTGAACTTCCTGTTGGAACATGGAATGAAGATTATCTGATTTATCTGGATAAGTTGATTGAGGAAGGTGTCATTAAAGATTTCAATGATATGTCTACCGATAAGGTTGTTAATTTTAAAATAACACTGGGGAAGGAGTTTAATGAAGATGAGATTGTAAAGACCCTAAAACTATATTCGTATCTATCCTTTTCAAACATGAACTTGTTCAATCACGAAGAGAAATTGGTTCACTACAATACGATCCATGAAATTTGCGATGACTTTATCATTCAGCGTTTGAGATACTATGACATTCGTAAAGAGTATCTTCTCTCGGTTTTAACAAAAGAAATTGAGGTCTTGAAAAATAAATACAACTATATCCAAGAGATATTAGAAGAAACCCTTGATCTAAGGAAAAAGAGTACTACTGAAATATGCAGTATTCTTTCGCAAAAGGGTTATTCAAAAATAGATGATTCCTATAACTATCTTATCAAAATGACAATGGACTCTGTTTGTGAAGAGAATGTCAAACATTTGAAAAGTCAGTACACTGATAAGGAAGCCGAATACAAAGAAATAGAGAGCGTTACGATTCAGGATCTATGGAGCAAAGAACTTAAGGATCTGGAAAAAATATTATAATCTTAAAAAAATCCTCTAAACTCCAGGCTTTTATCCTTATGAATATAGGTTGGCATCTCTAATGGAGTTATTAAAGTAGAGGAATCTTTTTTATATTTTATATACGTTTCTATTTCGCTATATATTTTTGGTGCACAATGGGCTATCACTCTTGAATTTAATACCTCAATTTGCTGTGTAATATTATCAGGTTGATTCAAACTGTACTGTAAAAAGGTGGACCTCATAATAATATAAAGTTGATCATAATCTTGTGTATCAATCACATGTGTATTGTTTGACATTTTGTATACGGCTGCTTTAATCCCGTTTTCTATAATTGTAACATTTGCCACTGAAAAAAATAAGACAGACAACTTAGAATTTTGCAGAGTATGTTTGAGAGCATTTGAGAAGTAAGTTTTATCCACGCTTTTTACCTTTTCTTGAAGAAATAATGGTGTTCCACTAGGAAGATTTAATAAATTTATACGTCCATTTGATTCCATTGAAGTATATAATATTTTATTTTTTTATTATAATGGACTTTTATAAAAGCATTTTAATTCTAGCAGTATTGAGTTTGATTATTATATTGTCAATATTTGGTGTTATTTTATCAAATATGAGTAAGAAGCAGATATACCCGGCAAATATTTCAAAATGTCCGGATTATTATAGTTTGGTTTCAGGAACGTGTGTTTCAAATGAGACTATTTATTCAAAAAGCAATGAGTTAAGTTGTAGCAATTTTGATTATGAAAAAGAAGAATATAATGTCTCGGGAATGGGACCAAGCAGCGGTCTATGTTTGAAAAAAAAATGGGCGAATGAATGCGGAGTATCTTGGGACGGAATTACAAATAATAGTAATATATGTTATTAATTAAAGTATAACTTATATAAAAATTAATGATTGATTCCGAAAAACTCAAGGAATTGAAACGCTTTTTAAATTCCACAAAACCTATATACCTATATGGTAAATCTGGTGTGGGAAAAACGGAAATGATTAAAAAACTTGATAATGTGCACTTTATTTCTATACAGGATATAAATGAATACGAAGATATTCTTCTTTTTATGAAACCAAGTATTATTGAACTTTTTAATAAAAAAGAATGTTCTAAAATTTGCGTGATAGATAACATTGATTACTTGCATACTCACGAAAAAAAGGTACTAACAAGTTTTTTAAAACAATTTAAGTTGGAAGAAAAAAAGAAAAAGACCCGAAATTTTCCGATTATTTTATGCGGTACAAATATCCACGACAAAAAAATAAAAGAGATCATAAAATTGTCAAACATGATCACGATACAGAAAGAGGTTCATCTATCACATAACCAATACGAGAAAAACATTCAACATAATATAAGGCAAATTATGATGAAAGAATTTAATGAAGACAATATTATAGAAAATGAAAAGGCGACACAGGCCTTATTTTTTCACGAAAATATTGTTGATTGTATCAAACCAGATCAGTATTCATTTTATTATAATTTTTTAGAAAATATTTGCGTGGGTGATTATTTTGATAGAATAAGTTTTCAAAAACAACTTTGGATATTTAATGAAATGACCTATTATATCAAAATACTTCATAACTATTATTTGTATAAAAAAACAAAAATACCGTGTAAAAAGGTGCCTGAGTATAGATTCACAAAGGTTCTAACAAAATATAGTAATGAATATAATAATAACACCTTTATTATTGGTTTATGTAACAAATTAAACTGCTCTAAAAAAGAGTTGTACTATAGAATTGTAAGAAAAAATACAGAAGAACTTAGTCAAATAGAAATTAACCGCGCTTCCTTATATTTTCAACTAAAAGTTTAATATAATCTTTGCACTTATCTAATTCTTGGCGTAATTCTAAACATTCCTCTGTTTTATGTTTCAATGCTTCTAATAATTCCTTTGGGTTTATCTTAAAGGACTTATTTTCAGATGTATTTATGGTAATCATTTTAGAATTTTCCTCTCTCCTTTTGATCTCCAACAATACATCCGGTTTATTTTTGATGTCTCCGGGCAAATAATCTTTTAAAATCAATGGAAGTTCGGTTGTATAGAATTTTTGTAGTTCCTTTGATTTTATAAATGCCTTTACTTTTACGGACGATTCCTTACAGTTTGGATTTTCAGGGTCTATTAACTTTCGCTTGTCAAACGTATTTTGTTCATGTGAAAAGACAAGAATTGTTTTGAAGGGATCTAACTGAACAAATGGGATGGTATAGTTTTTTAAAAAGAATTTTTCTTCTGCTAATTGAGCGGTTTCTTCGTAACGTGTTTGTTTTAGTAAAACCCTTTTAAAGGCAAACGTTCCTGCGGTTGCATGAGTTGGACCATATGGACCAAACCGATACATTTTATTCATTTCATTAAACCATAAATAAACCTCGCTTGAACCAGCACATAAAGCCTTTGATCCCGTTAACTTCTCAACGGAATGTTCAACTCTTTCGGGCGGGTAGTAATCATCATCGTCTATATAAACCAAAATTGCATCGTCCTCTTTAAAGGTACATTGGTCGTGCATAAAATTTCTCTTTTCACCGAGGGTCATTTTTTTATCAACCGGTACATACTTTACAAAAGGAATGTGCGAGACAAGATCGCCTATCTTATCGGTTCCGTCATCAACAATGATCCACTCCATAAGGCCCTTTGGATAAGTTTGATTCATGACAACTTCAATAAGTGCTTTGAAAAAGGGGCGCCTATTAAAAGTCGGAGTACATATACTGACGCGCGGTTTAGACATTATACAATTAGATAATTATAATTTATATTAGTTTTTAGACATTATATACCCAACTGCTATAGTAATAAATATCGCAATATACAATAAATATTTGCCAAGTAGATCATTTACATGTATTAACAAAAGAAATAGTAAAATTACCGTGACAACTTTGATAGCAGGAATCAATAGGTCAAAAATATTTTTTACTTTGAAAGGTAAAATACATGAACTGAATACTACTTTGAATGAAATATATATAGACGCGGACAAGGCCATAAAAAACGGAAGGAACACTCCAAAAATAGAGCCTAAGAAGGTGAATATATTTACAAAAAAGAAAAATACACTGCCCGTGTTTAAGTCAGGCAATTTTATCAAACGGAACATGTTTAAAATAAAATCTATCACGTCTCTCGTGAGACTTGACATGTCCTTTCCTATTTTAATTTTAGTTGGATCTAAGTCTTCTGGTAAAAGTTTCAATACAAAATTAATGGAACATATGATTGCAAAAAAAGACAAAAACATACATTCAACCGATGACGATGTTATAATCATATCAAGTAATGCTTTCACATTTGCAAAAATAGTTGCTGCGGACAATATTACAAATAATGGGATGGCAATAATAATTATGAAGGATAATATGCTAATAAAAATCATAATAAAGATATTTATAAACCCTCTTTTACCATTTGTATCCAGAAAAGCATTGGGGTCAAAATCTTTACCTCTTGCACCGCCATAATTAAAATAGGGCTTGAGTACTCCATTATTTATTGTTTGAACTAAAAAAAAGAATAACACTAATAAAATAGTAAAGGGTAGGTAGACAGGAACCTGCGTAATCATTCTTAAAGAGCCGTGAATCATATTCAACGTCTTTTGAATCCAAACAAAATTATGTAGTCTTAAATACAACATCCAGTAAACTAAAACTGACATTGCGCCGCTTGTATTCGTAGTTTCTTTACAATTTTCTTGAAACTCTGCAGAAATTTTATAACCCTTCTCAGTAAACATCTCTTTATTAAAAATATCAACAATCTGTTTATTATCCTCGGGTATGGTAGGGCGGTTTGTATACTCATCTCCAACTAAACCGTTACAAAACCCGCCGTCCTTTTGTATTACAGTCATGTCTTGAGGATACGCCTTTGAGGTAAATGGAAATTTTTTTAAATCGTACGGATATAAAAAATCTGGTTCTGCTTTAAGTATCAATAAAATTGCTATAACAAAGAACGAAATTATGATTATCGTAACAAAATCATTTAAAAATAAAAATAACAACATCGTCAAATTATCCATGGTTTTAGACGAAGTATAAATGGCATCCGTTTTCAAAAAGTCTGATTGCGCCACTGTATTTTTAACATAGGTATTCTTCGCGCTATCCACCGTATCAATACCTCTTTTTGTTGCATTCAAAAGTTTTTGTTGTTCTGATTCTATAATAATAACATTTCCTCTATTTACTTCATATTTGTTTATTCCCGCAGGCGTGCCTTTAAACTTATAGGTGGTTGAATTGTTTGTTAATATTGTTGTTGTTCCGTTCTCTGTATTTGTTGATGATGGCGCAAAACTAAATATTAGTTTAGAACTAGATCTTTTACCTAGTATTCTATACCCCTTTTTCGTACTTTTAATTTCAAACCCGCTAGATATTGTAATGCTGGTTGAGTCTGGGCCCACAATTTTATAGGAAGTCTTTGTTTCGCTGTCTGGTAATTGAGGTGGATCTCCTTCCCAATAATAATAATTTGGAATTTCTATATTTACAAAATCACCCATTTAATTATATATATTATTTTATAATGTGGATACAAATGATATTAATTCTTGTCATTGTACTTTGCGCGATATCGGTAAAAGAAGGTTATCAAGATGGAGAGTATAGAGCGGATATGTTTTCATCCAATGAATGTCATCCAGGTCTTAAATGCGTAGACAAGACCAAATTTTAACGCGCATAAACTAACGCCGCCTGTCCGCTAATAAATCTTAGTAAATTATATCTCTCTTCCGTAAAAAATAAATCAAAGGTATATTTGTATAAGGTATTTCCTTGTGTTGTACCTATTACGGTTCCTTCCGCATCACATATCGTAATGAAATTGGAATTTACCTCGTCTATATCAGGCAATATAGTAGAAATGTCTAGTTCAATCGTTTTAAATTTACTTAAATTGATAGCACCCGAAGGCTGTAATTCAAACGGACTCGTATTTAAACTGAAACTATAACTATAAATATAATCATCTGAATTACCTGTACTGTTTTTATATTTTTCAAGAAAATTAAAAACACCAGATTCCAATGAATCCTCTCTTAGTTGACCATCAAAAATAATGGATAAACGTGTAAGTATTTCACGCCTGAGTTTAGTATCTAAATAATCGGAAATAAAATAGTCATTATAACTTGTCTCAAACACTTTTTCAGATCCAGCTGGAGCAACATTCACATAATCAACGCCCGGACCAAAATAATTTCCGTTGAACTGTAAGTTATATTTATCAGTGGGTGCTGGAATTAAATCAACGGGTACCGTGTTTGTATAATCCCAATTTGAATAATTTGACCATTCATTTCTTTTATAAACATCATTTCGTTTAAACACCCATACCCAACTACATGCAAGAGCCGTGGTATGCAGTCTTACCCGATTGTTTCCTGTAACATTTGGAAATATGTTCTCTTTGATATCCTTTATCAAATATCTTTGCTCGTTTAAAGCAAATATTTTTGCTTCTTCATCGGTTAAAAACCCATAGGTTGACATCAAATGAATGTCTGTATTCCATGAATTATTTTTATTTCCGTAATCACTTGCTTGAAGTAATATATTTGGAGGAGGTTGTAGAAATCTGTACATACTATGATATTCATTTTTGAAATCTGGTTGTATAGGAACAAGTCCCTTTGAGGTTGGTTGAGTTACATCTTGTATTGTAAATAACTCCTTGATGGGTCTTAATGTTATATCTATGGTAACCTCGTTATATTGTAATGCAACTAAAGGAAGCGCCATTTTAGGAGAGTTCATAAACCAGAAATGTAAAGGAACATAAATTGTTCTACCATTTATGGACGGCATTGACCAGTCCGACACGCTCGTATTAGGTTCGGCTGCGGTACGAGTTTTTGGAGTAAGAAAAAAACTGATGGGATAACGATCAATACGACTAAATGCATTGTCAGGATCATACAATTCTTTTGTATGGCCGATCATTTTATAGAAAAGGTCCTTCTTTGTTTGCGTAAAGTCTCTTTCAACCATATTTTTTAGGTATTCGCCGCTAAACTCTTGTATTTTCTGTCCGCCTATGCTAACCGACATTTTTTTAATTATATTTGCACCTATATGAGAGATCCATCTAAAATTATAGGGGCGCCATGTTTCCTCTTCACTACTAGGTGGTATAATAGTACTCCATATATCAGGTAAATTAAAGACAAGATACGCGTCCATAAGTAATTCAGCATTTCTAGGAATTTTAAATGTCAAATGAGTGTCCTCGTTTAGTTTTAGATTTCTTTGGCCCTCGTGATCAATCCGGAATTTTTGCATTCCAAAATTAGTGTATTTTGAATAGACCGTTTTAAAAAATGTTTTGCTTGGATTCCCATTTACTATTATATTTT